GGAGAAATCCATGGCATTTCAGCTATCACCTGGAGTAAATGTATCAGAAATTGACCTGACTACAGTTATTCCTTCAGGCGCCACATCGATTGGTGCATTTGCAGGTCCTTTTGCATGGGGTCCAGTTGGTGAAATTATTACAATTTCAAACGAATCAAAACTTACCGACACTTTTGGTAAACCAGATTCAAATAATTATGAACACTGGTTCTCTGCTGCAAACTTTCTTGCGTATTCTAATAATCTTAAAGTTGTTCGTGCTTTTGGTGCCGCAACTAAAAATGCGGTTGCGAATGGTACTTCCGTTCTAATCAAAAATGATGATGACTGGTTAGAAAACTACTCAAGCGGTGCAACCACTTACGGTGAATTTGCCGCTAAATATGCTGGCGCACTTGGTAACACATTAAAAATTTCTATTGCAGACGCTAACACATTTACTGGTTGGGCATATTCTGGACAGTTCACCGGTATTCCAGGAACTTCTACATACACTTCTAATCAAGGTGGTGCGAATGACGAAATTCACATTATCGTTATTGATGAAGAAGGTAAAATTTCAGGTACTTCTAATACAGTATTAGAAAAGTTTGCATATGTATCAAAGGCATCTGATGCTAAAGATGATAGTGGTAACACAACCTATTACAAAAATGTTTTAGCAAGTAGGTCTAAGTATGTTCGTTGGATGAGTCATCCAACTGCGAATACTATTTCAAACTATGCAAATGCATCTTCTACTTGGGGTAATACTGCATCAGGCACTTCTTTCACAAGACTTGCAAATGCTGTTACACTTTCATTAGGTAATGGTACTGCTGCGGGTGCTGATGGTACTATTGTTGCTGCAAATACAATTACTGGTTACAACCTATTCAGTAGTTCTGAATCAACAGACATTTCTTTGATTATCACAGGTCCCGGTGCAAATACAATTAGTTCTCCATTGATTACTCTTGTAGAAACAAGAAAAGATTGCATCGTATTCTTCTCACCTGCTAAGTCAGATGTTGTTGACAACGCTGGTTCAGAAGCATCTGCTTGTGTAACACAGGCTGCAAGTATTGGTTCTTCATCTTATGCCTTTATGGATTGTGGATGGAAATATCAGTACGACAAGTATAACGATGTATACCGTTGGGTGCCATTGAACGGTGATATTGCCGGTCTATGTGCTAAGACAGATATCGAAAAAGATCCTTGGTTCTCTCCAGGCGGATTAAATCGTGGCCAAATTCGCAATGTTGTAAAACTAGCTTGGAATCCAACTAAGGCAGAAAGAGATACCCTCTATGTTAAAGGTATTAATCCTGTTGTAAACTTCCAAGGCGAAGGTACAGTTTTATTTGGCGATAAAACACTATTAGGCAAACCAAGTGCATTTGATAGAGTCAATGTGCGCCGTCTGTTCATTGTGCTTGAGAAGGCTATTGCTAGAGCAGCAAGATTCTCAATGTTTGAATTTAACGACCAATTTACAAGAGCACAGTTTGTTGCACTCGTAGAACCATTTTTGCGTGATGTTCAAGGTCGCCGTGGTATCACCGACTTCCGTGTTGTTTGTGATGATACAAATAACACTGGAGAGGTAATTGACCGTAATGAATTCATTGGCGATATTTACATTAAACCTGCTCGTTCAATCAACTTTATCCAACTCAACTTTGTTGCAGTACGCACTGGCGTATCATTCGAAGAAGTCGTTGGGAAGTTCCAATAAATAAAAGAACAGGAGAATAAAAATGGCATTTAGCGTAAACGAATTTAGAAGTCAAATGACAGGGGACGGTGCTCGTCCCAATCTCTTTGAAGTTTCTATGCCTTTCCCAGCATTTGCTTCACCAGCAAATGCACAAACTAAACTTACATTTATGTGTAAGACTGCTCAGTTACCAGGCTCAACAGTAGGTGTTGTTCCTGTTAATTACTTTGGCAGAGAATTAAAGTTTGTAGGAAATAGAACCTTTGCAGATTGGACTATCAGCGTCATCAATGATGAAGACTTCATTGTCCGTAATGCATTTGAAAGATGGATGAATGGTATTAACAGTCACAACTTTAATGTCCGCAATCCACTTGCACTTGCACCATTGGGTTACTCAGTTGATTCTGATATTACACAATTTGGCAAACAAGGTAATGTTTTGAAGAAGTATAGATTTATCGGTGTGTACCCAACCGATATTACCCCTATTGATGTTGATTGGGGATCAAATGATACTATTGAAGAATTTTCAGTAACCTTAACCTATCAATGGTGGGACGCTGTAGATACTGGTGTATTGTAACGAAAAGGACTTCGGTCCTTTTCCTTTTATAGAATGATATAATAATGGCTATTAAACTTTTCGGTTTTACCTTAGGTAGAGATGATGTTGTTCAGAGACAAAATCCTGAGCAACCATCTTTCGCACTTCCAACGGAGACAATGGATGATGGTGCAGTTACCATTACCCAAAACGCTCATTATGGAACATATGTTGATTTAGAAGGTTCTGTTCGCAATGAAATAGAACTAGTTTCTAGATATCGTGAAATGGCAAATCATCCTGAGTTGGAGATGGCTATTGATGATATTGTCAATGAGGCAATAACACACGATGAATCTGGTAGAACTCTAGACATAGTTCTTGATAAATTAAAACAACCAGACACCATCAAAAAGAAGATTGCAGAAGAGTTTGAGAATATTCTTAAACTGTTAAACTTCAGTAATTTAGCAGATGACTTGTTTAAAAGATGGTATATTGATGGTAGAATTTACTATCACATTGTTGTTGATGAAACAAAACCTAAAGAAGGTATTCAAGAGTTAAGATATATTGACCCTCGAAAGATTCGTAAAGTAAGAGAGATTAAAAAAGGTCAAGACCCAAAAACTGGTGCTTTGATTATTAAATCGCTTGCTGAATACTATGTTTATAATGATAGAGGTACAGTAACACAATCATATACCAGTTCTGTAAACGCTGGTTTAAGAATTGCACCTGAGTCGATTTTGAATGTCAATTCAGGTTTGATGGATTCTAAAAATACATTCGTCATATCTTATATACACAAAGCGATTAAGCCACTTAATCAGTTGAGAATGATTGAAGATGCGGTTGTTATTTACCGTGTCTCAAGAGCACCAGAAAGAAGAGTGTTCTATATTGATGTGGGTAATTTACCAAAGGGTAAAGCCGAACAGTATCTTCGTGATGTGATGATTAAGTATAAGAACAAAATCGTTTACGATGCAGCGACTGGTGAAGTTCGTGATGACCGTAAACATATGTCGATGTTAGAAGACTTCTGGTTGCCACGCCGTGAGGGTGGTAAAGGTACAGAGATTACAACATTGGCTGCAGGGCAAAATCTTGGTGAATTAGCTGATGTGGTTTACTTTAGACAGAAATTGTTAAATGCATTAAATGTGCCTATCAGTCGTTTAGAACCACAACAAGGCGGCATGATTGGTCTTGGTAGAACAACTGAAGTTACTAGAGATGAAGTTAAGTTTGCTAAATTTGTTGCAAGACTTCGTAATAAGTTTTCACAGATATTTGACTATGCGTTAAGAACACAGTTATCTTTAAAAGGTATTTGTTCTGTTGAAGAATGGGATAACTTCAAAGAAGATATCTATTACGAATTTAAGAAAGACAATAACTTCACCGAAATGCGTGAAGCAGAATTGTTAAAAGAAAGAATGTCAGTTTTGCAATTAGTCGACCCATACATTGGCAAATACTATTCGTTGAATTGGGTTAAACAAAACATCCTTCAATTTACTGAAGAAGAAATTGAAAAGATGGATGAGGAGATGAAAGATGAAGAAGACAAAGGAATTGGCGGTCCTACTGTCCCGGCCGGTGCCCAAGGACAAGGACAACAAGAATCTGAAGCAACACCAGAACAATACCCTGCCGAAGACAACACTCAGGAAGCAGACTCCACGGAGTCGTTAACACCGATGTTAGATAAACAAGTAGAGAAGTATTCATCTGGACTAAATAAGCGATAAAAGGAGATTATTATGGAAACATCACAATTTATTGACCAGTTAACTGCTGGCAATGCATCAGAAGCAAAAGATACTTTAAATAATTTGCTTTCTGCAAGAGCGTTTGAATCATTAGATGCTAAGAAGGTAGAGTTGGCAAAATCAATGTTTACTGGTAAAGAAGATTCAGTAGAAGTACAGGATACAGAAGAAGTTTAATGAAATCATTATTAGATTTTAAAACTATCGTTGAAGAAGAGAAGTCAGACTATTCAAAGTTTGACATGTTGGTTCGAGCCGGTCTTGCTAATAAGGCACAGATACAACGAATCCACAAAATTCTCGACAAGATGCAAGAAGAAAAACCTGTGTTTAATAACGCAGACAGAATGATTCTTCAAAACATGTTCAACAAAATGGTAGATTTGATTTCTAATAATAAACAAATCTTTACACAGGCAAGAAGAGCTGTTAAAGAAGATGTTGATACGATTCAAGCAGAGAGTTTGAATGAGGCAACTGATGCCAAAGACCCACCATACATACTATTGTTGAAAAGAAAAGCAATCAGAATTTATCCTGACGGCACTAAAGTTGCATTATATCATAATAAACAGTTAGATAAATACTTCTCGGTACCATATGGTCCAGGTGTTGATGCATCTATTCAGGCAGAAGAAACAGAATTAGAAGAAGTGGTTGATGCAATTAGTCAACTACAAAAGATTAAAGATAGTCACAGTCATGGTACTGTAAATCATAAAGATGGCACGGCAAGTAAAATAGATTTACAAACTGCACATGCCATTTTGACAGTACATGAGAGTTTGAATGATGATAATAAAGAAAAGTTTTCTGATATGGTCGCAAGGTCATCACATGATTTACAAAAAGCAGCTGACTTTTCTTGGAAGCAAATGAAGTGAGATTTGTTGATTTAATTTTATCAAACAAATTGGATGAGGCAAAAAATATTTTAAGGTCTCGTTTGGATGAAATCGTCTTCAAAAGATTACAAGAAGCAAAACGATATGTCGCAGCAGACATGTTGGAAGAAGTAGAAGAACTTGATGAAGCGGGTAATTCCAATATCATCAAGATGGGTAGAGTCAATAAGATTCGCCGTAGAATTAGAAGAAACGCCAAAGGCAGAATTGTTGTACAGAAGAATGTACGAAAGTCTGGTGTTAAAGGATATAGAATTTCAGGTAATACTGTAAAAAGAATACCTGCAACAGTAAGATTAAAAAAGGCTCGTTTATTGAAACGGTCATGGAAAACAACTAGAAGAGCTAAATTACGCCGAACTCTATTGAAAAGAAAAATGTCAATGAGAAGACGCTCATCATTAGGACTAAGATAATATGCCATTCGAAATAACTAACACACAAAGATCCGCTTCTATTATTAGAGTAGCGGATACAGGAACTACAACAGTAGCTTTGGCGAACTTAGCAATTAATGCTAACGAAACTGTTACTTCCGCTAACATTAGAAGATTAACTTGGTCTACCAATGGTAATATTCAAATTATTAGGAATTCTGTTCCAGTATTAATGTTACACAATTCTGGTACAATGATGCTTGATGAACTAAATCATACAGTAGCAAACAACAATACATCACCAATTGTTATTACAATTAATACTGGTGGTTCTGTTGTTATGGAAGTTACCAAAGCGGCAACATATGCAACTGAATTAACAGGAATGTAAGATGAAACTAATTAGAGAAACCGTAGAGAATGTAAAATATCTTACCGAAGCTTCAGAGAACGGTAAGAAGAATTTGTACATTGAAGGTACATTCTTGGTCGGTGATAAGATTAACAAGAATAATCGTATGTACGAAATGAAAACTTTGAGAAATGAAGTTTCAAGATACAATGAAGAATATATTAAGACCAATAGAGCACTTGGTGAACTTGGTCATCCAGACACTCCATCCATTAACTTAGAAAGAGTGTCACACAAAATTGTTTCTCTTGTAGAAGACGGTAATACTTTCTACGGAAAAGCATTAATTCTTGAAACCCCATACGGTCAAATTGTTAAGAACTTTATTGATAATGAAGTAAGTATCGGAGTCTCTTCTAGAGCTCTCGGTTCTGTTGTTACCACTAAAGAAGGTTACAACCTTGTACAAGATGATTTGAGACTTGCAACAGCGGCAGACATTGTGGCGGATCCTTCTGCTCCAGGTGCCTTTGTCAACGGCATCATGGAGAATAAAGAATGGATGTTTGTTGAAGGACACTTCGTTGAAGCAGACTTCGATAACGCAAAAAGACAAATACAGAGAGCATCTTCTAAACAAATAGAAGAAGTTGCTTTCAAATTGTTTGAAAATTACCTCAGAAAACTTTAATTTTATAAATAAGAAATCATAAGGAGAATCCTAATGGCAACAAATAAACTAATGGAAGCCGCAGCAGACATTCTTGCAGGAAGCAAGAAATCCGCAACGGGCATGCCAAGCCAAAAAGCCGAAGCCGAAGTCGTTGACTTAGGCGGTCCAACTAATCAGAATTCCAAACCAATGGATGATTCTGCAAAGATTGACGCCGCTAAAGCAGTCAAAGGCAAAGCAGTCGCACCAACAACAAAGCCATCAGATGCTTCATCTAAGATGGAAGATACAGAAGTCGAAGACGAAATCATTGCTGAAAAAATGCACGATGACGAAGCTGAAGACAAAGCAATGATGAAAAAAATGAAGATGAAAGAAAAAATGAAAGAGGATGTTGACGCTCTCTTTGCTGACGATTCTACCATCTCAGAAGAATTCAAATCTAAAGTTTCTACAATTTTTGAAGCTCGTGTCGCTGACCGTGTATCACAAATTGAAGAAGAAACAGAAGCAAAATATGCTGGCATGCTTGAAGAAGCAGTCGAGTCTATTCGTGCTGACCTTACCGAAAAAGTAGATGACTACCTTTCATATGTTGTTGAACAATGGATGAAAGACAATGAAATCGCTATCGAATCTGGTCTTCGCTCAGAATTGACAGAAGACTTTATTGCTGGTATGCGTAACCTATTTGCAGAACACTACATTGATGTTCCTGCAGAAAAAGTCGACCTCGTTGACGAACTTGCTGGTAAAGTTGAAGAACTCGAAAGCAAACTCAATGAAGAAATCGAGCGTGCAGTTGACCTAAAGAAATCTTTGGTTGAATCACGCAAAGTAGAAATGACCCGTGAAGTATGTGAAGGTCTTACCGACACTCAAGTTGAAAAAATCAAATCACTCGCAGAGAGTGTAGAATTCTCCACAGAGGACGAATACAAACAAAAACTTGAAACAATCCGTGAGAACTATTTCCCTTCTAATGCTAAGAAAGCAACAGAAGCACAAC